GGGCTAGCAAAATCGCATCTGATCCACGTGAGGATGCACTTACCTTAAAACTTGCATAGAGGCCGTCTTTAGCTGAGGTCATACTTTGCATACGCCCCACCACGGCTGAGTTATCGTGTGCCATTAAGAGTTTTACTTTACTTGGCTCAGCTGCGCTAATTGAACCCTCAGCAAAAACTACTTTGCCCGCGCTTGTGTAACCTACCTCGCCATAAGGTGCAATTTTGCCTGAAATCATACGGCGCTCGCCGCTATCTACTGCCTCGATATTGCCACTAAACGTTAAGATCACGGATTTCGTTCCCTTCATTAAGGCCACTAGGGCTTAGCTGTTCCATACTTTGCGCTTGCTCTAAGTCAATTAAACCCAGGTTAAGCATTTTCTCTATTGCATCTAAACGCGCTGCAGTATCGGCACGTAAAAACGTTTCATCTAGTGCAAAGCGCACTACGTTACCGTGTGCCGTAATATCATCCATAGATAAACGGTTTTCAATAGCGCTAATAAACGGCTGTAATGAATATGCTACAAACTCTTTGCGCCCGTCAATAATGTTTTGGTAGGTCATACTGTTATTCATATCTGCGCTAATATAATAACTTGGCACGTTCATTAAACGGCTTACTTCCGTAGCTAAATATTGGGAACTTTCCGTGTAAGTCATATCCTTAGGTGAAAAGCCAACTTGTTGGTAATCTAAAGTGCTAGTGAGATAAGCCGTTGACCTGCTAGCTCTAGCGGCCTTCCAAGCTGCTAGCAAACCGCTAATCTGTGCCTCAGGTAAATCTGCACCGCTATTTTTAATAAAGCCAGTTGGCATAGGTGTAGCAGCTGCAACAGCTGCGGCCTTTTGTACATCTATCGCGCTCTGTATTGTGCGGGCGCCTGTCTCTAATACGCCAGGTAACAAAGATTGAAAAGTAACAAGGGAACCTATACCTGCCATTGGCGCACGTTCACCGTTAACGCTGTAGTAGTCAACTTGATCGCCGTATTGGTCAGTAGTAACTGTTACGCGTGTATTAGCTACCCACTCAAAACCGCTAGGGCGCCCGTCATCGGCGTACAAAGATGTAACGCGCCAATATGCAACGCCGTAAAATAGTAATGAGTCAACAGTATAAGCAATAGTTACGCTACGTGGTTGGCGCATATCGGGTTGGTCAAGCCATAGCGGAGACTCTAACTTTGCACCTGTAGATTTTTTGTATAGCTCTAAATCAATACTTGATATAACGCCTGCAATTAAATTACGGCATCGTGCAACAGAGGGCACTTGCAAAGCTGTAAAGCGATCCATAAACGGGGCGCCGTTGCCAGTTGCATAAAGGCCGCCATAGCTATAAACGCCTGCGCCGTAACCTTGTGACATAACGGCAGGCGCTAGCTGGGCAGTAACATCTTTTTTAGATAAACCAAAAGTTTGCAATAGACCCATAGTGCGGATTATAGGTTATCCACAGGTATTACGTTATCCACACCCTCGGCGTGTCTAAACGTAAACTTTAGCCTCAGATATTGGCTTATCAAGATGCAGGGCCAGCATAGCCATACCGATAACAGCGGCCACGGATCCGCTTGATTTTTTGCGTACTACTCTCCAGGCTGAGTCATTACTTTTAGCTGCTACTGAGTCCATAGCTAGGTTTAAGGCTGGCTGGTCACCGTGAACCACCCTACGGTTATCTATCGCATCCTTGAAAATTGAACACGCATTATAAAACTGAGTCCCGCTGCAGTCCTCTGTTTTCACGCCAGCATTAGCGAGCCTGTCGGCAATATGCTGGCCTGTAAACTTGTCAAAAAGTACGAGCTTAGGCAGCCAATCATCACAATAGGCTTTTATGTCAGCTGCTATTTTTAATTGATCTATAGCTCTGTCAGATTCCCAGGTCTTTACCAAACTAAGACCTATGCGCCCGTCAGGCAATACGGCACCTGCTACTAGTGAGGCGTGGCGCCCTGCGTGTGGCTCAATATCAAAGGCAAACATTGTGTACATACCTGGGGCCATAATAAGAGACGTATCAGCGCACTCCTCCCAGCTGTTTGGTGTCCAGGGGCTGGTGTCTGTTCCTATCCATTTGCACAATGTCTCAGTCATTACAGCTGCGTGGGTACTTGTTGCAATTATTTCCTCAATCGCTTCCTCAGAAATTAGCGTTCCTAAAGACGGGTTTGCCATAGCCCAGTTAGCTCTATCCCATATGTCGCAGTTATCGGGTGCGCTGTACTCATAATAACCAACCGACTTAGGCGGCTTACTAAGCGAGCGCTCGCGCATCTCGTTTAGTACTACGCTCTCTTTATGGCCCGCGTTGCTAGTGTAAAAGCGCTGGCTATTAGGACGTGTGAGCGTAGTTGACTTTACGGCATCTAGGGCCTCGATTCCACACTCACGTAATTCATCAACCCAAACGCAGTCTGCGCTGAGCCCGCGCGCGGAGTCAGTAGTTGCCGCGACTACTTTTACCTCAGCCCCATTTTCTAGGATTATGCGCTCATTACCATTAGTGCGCTTATAGGCCTTGTCTATATTGCCGCCTTTGACCTGAGCTAAGAGGTGTGGGGTGCGTTCAATGATCCCTGCCATTATCTCTAAAGACTTAGAGGCCATTTGTCTTTGAGAGGACATAATCAAGATATTGCGCTCACCAAAACAGAAAAGACCTGCTAATACCCTCATACGCATCATATGAGACTTACCCGACTGCCTGGCACATACAAATAACGCAGACTTTTTTATAAACATATTGGAATCGTCAACGGCGCACATATCGGTAAGAATTAGTCTTTGCCAATCAAGTAAAGGCTGGCCTATAGATTCAGCTAGCGCCGCGATTTCATCAATGCGTGACTTTGTATCAAGCCAGGGCGTATTCAAGCGTGGATGCGTTGCCCCTCGTAGCTCTTGCTTAACTTCGGCTAGCAATCGTCTAACCTGCCTGTATACCGCGGGTCATAGGGCCTGTGTGAACCGTCTCGGTCACTTTCGGGGAAAAAGAGGACAAAAAGACAGGGGGGGTAGCGCTTGTGGCTAAAAAAACCGCCTGTGACTTATTACCGCGCCTGCTATTACAGCGCCTACAACAAGCTACTAAGTTATTAGGGCTATAGGCCTCTGAGTTATCCTGGCTCTTAGATACTGGAATAATGTGGTCAACCGTATCGGCCTCAGCATTACAATAAAAGCAGGTGTTATTATCACGAGATAAGACCTGCAACCTAACCGCCTTGTACTTGCGTTTAGATCGTGGGTCTCCACGTTTAGTAGCCATTAGTAATGCCCTACCTTCTTATGTCTATCTAACGCCTTGCACGTATCACCTTTATAGATCCTATGATGCGTAATGTACTTAAGCCCTAAGTCTATCTGCTTATATGGATTAGTCTCTGTCATCTTTAACAACTGTGGAATACCAAACGCACTGCTCTTAGGATTCTTAGCTGTAGATGACCAGTTACTCTCTAAACGCCATAACGTCACCAAACAGCGGTATTGCTTATCATTACCTAACTTCATATGAGCATAAAGTTTATAGCTCTCTACGTTTGGATCGTAAGCCTTTGCTGGCGTAATCCCAATTACACATAGAACCGCCATAAGCACCAAACATCGCCTGCGAGCTATCCGCCTCAGCGGCTCGCCAGCGAGTTGTGATGCTAGCGTAGGTGTCAAGCTACTAGCGAGTATGTGGATAACTTGAGCGTATCGCCTGCGTGTCGTCCACAGGTTTTGGCCGGCTGTGGATAACTCCTGTGGATAACTATTTAGCATCCTTGCCCCAACCTGTGCCCCTAAATATGGCACCTACTGGGTCATAAATACGGCGCATATCAAAGCCACAGCACTTAGGTGTGTTTACATCGTGTATAGATCGCTGCACCTCAAAGCGTATTGAGCAGCTAATACACTCATACTCATACATCGGCATAAGTAACCAATAGGCAAACGCTCATTTTGCTACATTTTATACATTGTAAAACCTTCACACTAGGCGGCAGGTTATCTGTAACTATGCGCTCTATCTGCTCTGTTATCTTCTTACAGCTACGGCACTCAAAACGTATTAACTCACTCATAGCTGCACCGCCTCTGAGATAGGCAAAAGGGCCACGGTCTTGTCAACCTGGCCCTGAGAGTCAAACTCTGTTTTAGCAGGCAGCCTTTTAACTGACCACTTAACCGTTATCTTACGCAGGTTAAAGGCGTAGATGCCCTTAGGTGTGGCATTAACGTAAAAGGGCGTAAAGCCCAGGCGCTCGGCCTGTTGCATTAGCGCATCATATTTATCTTGCTCTATGAGCAGGTCATCGTAATGCGTATGCCTGCATTTTAGCTCTATGTGCAGCCTATACAGGGTGCTAGTGGCATCGTGGTATTCGTATTGGTCAGATGTCTTAGTTAAATCCTCTAAGTAACGGCCCTTAATGTAGCTAAATAGCTCTTGCTCTGTGTCTATCATCTGCAGCCTTTGCAAAACCATATAATGTTTTGATAGCTGTTTTTTTGATAGCCAAACTTATCTAGCTGTGCTACCAGGGCGCACTTATCGCATTGTTCAACCTTGTACTCAGCTGCTAACTCACCGTTAACAAAGAGTTTGCCTGTCATCTCTTTCAGGTTGATTAACTCGTAGCTGTCGCTCATACCTGTGGCGCCCAACCTGTAGATGTCTGCATATACCAAACGGGGTCACATTGTGTTGCCTTGCTCTTTTCTATGCAGCTGTAATTGCCCCACTCTTTGCCTGTCTTGGCGCTTGTGCCTGTACGCCATACGCGGGCACCGTGCTTACACTCAGGTTTGCCTTGTAGGTAGATGCCGCCTAACTCGTTTTTAACTGCCTCTATGGTCTGTGCTACAGGTGTAGTAGCCCATAGATCATCGCTAACAGGTGCTACGTCTTTAGTGCTAAGCGCCTCTACCTTTTCCATATCTTGCTTAGTACTACGAGCTATGCCACCAGGTGTAAGCAAACCAATAACACGACCATAAGCGCTCGTTACTGCGTTTTCTACCCAAAAGTGTAAATTAACGCCACGGTCTGAGCGCATCTCAAAGGCATAATCAACAGCGCTTGGTAGGTGATCTTCGTACTCTTTGTAGGCCTCGGCTTTAACCAAAATATAACCTTTTGTTATGTCTATATCCTCTATGTATGCGACTAGGCGCAAAGTCGGGAACTCTAAACGCGCCCTAATAATCCTGGCGTTGACATCCTCGTATCCTTCAAGAAAGTTACTCATCGCTTAGCCTCAGCCTCTTTTAGCGCCTTAGCGATATTACGGCCACGTAGGTAACCTTCACCCAGGCCTACTTTGTAGCCCATTTCATAAGCTGCATAGATAAATAAGCCCATAAACAAACAAACCATACCTACTACCATTAGATCTAAACTGTTCATCTTTCGCCCTTTGTTAAGGCCGATAAAGCTACTAACCGAGTAGCCCTCTCAGCGTGTAGTAAAAGTATGACCCTACCCACCGACAAAAGGCAACGCGACACGCGCTATTTAGCTAGCCTGTCCTCTAGCAATAGCTCGTAAATCTTGTCCACGCGTATCTCTATACGCTCAACCCTACCTTTAAGGTTATGCCCGCCGTTGCCGTCATCGCGTAACTCAGATAGGTAGTACTTAACAAGGTGCCGCACAAGCCCAGCCATAAGCCCTGAAAGCGTAGCAATCCCCAACGCTACAGCTATATATGCCTGGGCCTGCGACACTTACTTAGCGCCTATTCCCAGTTGCTTTTCATTAGGTGCTAGTGCCTTTAGTACTGGCCCAATTAGCCCAGCTAGAAAAGCATTAG